GTAACTGCTGATCAGTTCCAGGCTGGGATGCAGCAGGCTGCAACGCAAGGTGCTAAACAAGGTGAACAGCAAACACTGAAACGTTTACAGATGAGTGGTAGTGCTCGCAGGAGGATTGGAATATGAGTCAGTATGCTTTAGGTCACGCTGTAAGGATTAATATAATTGGCGAGTCTGGATTAGACATTCAGTTTAAGTATCAGAACTTTTTCATCAATAAAGAGATGACTTTTGACAGCAACCAATATACATTTGTGCCATTTGGTTTCTCTGGAGTTACTGTCAATCGCACAGGGGACGGGCTAGAAGCGACTTTGGTTTTTCCAAACAATGACCTGACGCGTAGTTGGGCAGTTGCTTCCATCACGGAACATTACGTTATAGAAGTAGACGTTCTGATTGTTGATTCAGATTCAGAGACTGGGTCTCATGATCTCGTGCATACTTACGTTGGCCAAGTGGTTGGCGGTGATTGGGACAACGTTTCTTTGAATTTGCTGCTCAGCTCAGTTTTAGACGCTGTTGGAACGGATGTCCCAAGGCGATCCTTGACGAGCAAGCTAGTCGGCAATTTGCCTGTATCCAATAATGTCCGACTGCAGTGATCTGATTGGAATGCCGTATCGGCTTGGTGCTGACGGCAGTGACGGTCATATCGACTGCATACACCTCTGCTATCGAGCCTTGGAGCGGATGGGTATTGATGCACCACCGTTTAAACAGAGCTGGTATCAGGCAAGCAAGTGGGAAGTGTGCCGGGATCTGATGCGGTGGGGTTTGCGAGTTGAAAAGCCTGCGTATGATGGAGACATTCTGCTGCTGCCGGAAAAATCTTGGACTTTCGCAGTGACATGGCAAACGGGAATTTTGTACGTGCAGCCAAGAACGGAAAAAGTTCAGTGGTCTTCGGTCCGACTGTTTACGACGTTCCACTGCTTCCGTTCGAGAAACAGTTAATTGAAACGATCGGTGTAACTGAGGAAGAGTATCGGCAATTTACGGCTGAGTTGAAACGTCGTGGAGTAATAAGACCAGCTGCATACGAAAACATTCCTGATGTTCAGTGCATTTGGCCTTTAGGAATGGCAGCACCTGCAGCACCTGCAGCTGCTGCAGCTACAAAAGGCGCAACTGCAACAATTCTCACGAACATAGCAATTGGCGTTGTCATAAGTGGAATTGGCTACTTGCTCACACCAAAGCCAAAGATGCCACGGGCTGAAGGCGGCAGCCTCAAAGATCTTGGCAGCATTACAGGAGCCAGTCGCTTTACGCCGTCACGCGGTTTTGAAACGATTGCAGAGCTTGCGGATTACGCGTCACCTATTCCGTTGATTTTTGGCCTTTACAAAGACGACATTGGTGGAATGTTGACAACGCCAAGACTTATTTGGTCGCGTATGTTTAGCCATGGAACGATGCAACGCGCCAAATTAATGTTTGTTGTTGGCGAGCAAGGCGTTGGCAGCAAAGGTATTCAGCCACCTGAACTTGAGGGCATTTTTCTTGGCAATAATGCATTGGATGCTGTTTTTGAAAATTCATTTGCATTTTATTGGCACAAAGACAGCAGTTCAGCAGACAACCTTCGTATCCGTGGAAGTGATAAAATCTACGGCACAAGGGGCAAGCCACATAGGGGAGATCCTGACGTTCCAAATGACGACAGTGATGCTTTCATTTTTCCGTTGTCTGGCCATGAGAAAGACCCGCCAGAAATTTTTTGCCATGCCTACACTCCCACGAACAATGCAACATTTGGCGTTTATGGAGCAATTGCCAATGGCACAAGTTATCGTGTCAATTACCAGTTAATTTCAATTCCAAGAACTAGGGACAAAAAGGCAAGGGCAATAAGAACATTAGAGCGAATTAAAATTGTTGGTGATTCTGGAGTTCAATCAAAAGAAAACGTAGAGGAAGGCCAGCCAGGCACAACTTTGCAGGAGGAAAATCAGCGCCCTGGTGGTGCGACCACTGATCGTTTGAATGAAATCCGAAGAAAAGGCGATCATGAAGGATCCGGCAGAAATTACAGTCCAAGGATGGGATTTATTGAGTACACAAAAAATGGCGGCAGTACCGAGTCTGTTCCGGAGGGCGATCTCAAAAAAATCTTTGGCAATGTTACGGAAGGTGATAGAGCTAAATTTGTTATTTCTCAGACCTCGATTCAGGAGGATTTTTATAGAAAAGACGGGAAAGGCGCATCCGTTGATGATATAAATTCCACAGTTGAATCGTTTCAATTTGAAGCCGATTCTGCAATGCAGTTGGGAGAGCATTTTGAAATCGGCGGATGTATTTGGAAAGTAGTTAAAAGGAAGTTGGATATGTTTGACCCGCGCACAGCCAGCACAGCGGACCAAGAGGTTACTTTTGAATGCGTTGACGTTTCCACGTCTGTTAATCAAAACATTGGCCTAGTAAGTGAAACTTTAGTCGTTAATCCTGAGACTCAGTTCATTGGTGACAGTGGTGTCGGCACTGAGCTAAGCAAGAGCATCAACGAGATATTCTTCCCTTTAACTCAAGTAGAGATTGCCACAATTAAAAACAACCGGCCAGCGGTTGCTACTGAAATTGGCCTAAAAAGCACTGTTTTCCAGCGATTAAATGGACTTTGTAATTTTCAGAGCTTGCCGTCACCTTCAGAGCTTAATGACGCAGAAGATGACAGCATACAAATGTCTAGTGGCTCGATTAGCGCAAGCATTTTACGTTCTTCAATATTCAGGGTTTTCATTAGAAATATAGCTAATGAAGAGTCAGCAGCTTTCAGGCCTCTTTTACACTTTTTTGTGGTGCGAGGCCAAACGTCAAAACCGCAATACAATTACTTAAGATTTACGCTCGACGAACCAGCTGAACTGGAATATAAATTTGTTCCTGTTTCCGGGTCAGAATTTAGAGGCTTAGCGGAAGATACGACAAAATTTATAATGCTGTCTCAAACTTTTTCGACTGACGATAATGAGCTTGGATCCAGTGGTTTTGGTCAATTTGAAGAAGATGTTGGGGAAGGTGTAGGAAATGTAAGGGTTCAATATACTGGCAGGCCAATAACAGGCAAAACTACTTTTAAAACAAATAAAGAATTTACGCGAGGAAGCCGACAAGTTTTTACGGATATAATTCGTTCTTATCCATTAGCTGCAAGTTTTGATAGGGCTGCTCCTGAAACAGAATTCGGCATAGCAATAACAGTAGGCCACAGGCTTCAGCCAAAGGCGGGCACTCCTGAAGTTTCAAACTTAGAAACTGAATCAAGCGTTTTAGCTGCTTTTTTCTATGCGATTGCTGGCAGTGCCGACGATTATGATATCGAAGATGGTCGAGTTAAAAGATTTGAAAGTGTAGAGTATATTGATGGAAGCACCCGAACCTGGCTGCATGTTGAGTGGCGATTACGAAAGGTAGCCAATACTTTGCCCTGGGCGCCTGGAGAAAGCAGCCGTTGGGAGCTAGCTGATGGGTCTTTGGGCGAGAACCCTTATGTAACAGTGTTAGGAAGCGGTATAGGTTTTCGTTTTGGACAAGTTATTGCAATCAAACGAGGCAGTCAAGCAACAAATACTATCAGCGGCCAAGCAGATTATCCGGCAACTAATCCCTTCGCTTATGACCATCCTCCTTTCGACGAAGACGTAACTTTTTCGGGATTAAAGTTTTATGTTGGTGATGTTACTGAAAATCAGCCTTCAGGAGGCAAGAGCCAATCATGGCGATATAAAGTATTTGGAGAAATTGGCAACAAAGAGGAAGGGACCGAAAGCGCCGTTAAAACAGATATAGTTCAAGAAGGCAACAGGACAATCAAGGTAGATTTGCAATCTAAAGTCGTAGTGCTTGAACCGCCAATTGTTGGTCAAAGAAAAGGCTGGGGCGTTCCTGAAATTATAAAGATTCATCAAGACAGTGATACTTCATTAACCTGGAACGTAGACGACCCGTTTACTATTTTTAGAAGCATTGAAACAGGCAATCCTTTCAAAACAGTTTACGACCGTGTGGGTCAAGTTTTCAAAATTACTGAAATAAGCACAACAGGTGGCGAGCCTACAGACGAAGCGGACGTATTTTTTGCGACTACACCGCAAATTTCGGACATTAGTTTTTATCGGGGCTTTGTCGATAAATCAAACAGCACTTCTCCCGAGCATGAAATTGTGTATGTAAACGAGGCGCAGTTGAATGACAGTAGTGCTAACATGGAAAACTTAACTATTACTGGGCTTTCATTAAAGGCAAGCCGTACTTTTACCGCTCTTGACCAAATGCGCTGCTGGCTCGGCAGCGGATTGCCTGTGGAACGCTTGCATACATCAAGCCCAGAAAAGACAGAAGATGAAGCGCGTTCTGTTGCCTACGGGGACACAAATTCTGTGGGGCCAAGCAATTTATTTACTGACCTTGTTTATTACCTGTTGACAGACCAAGAAGCTGGCGCTGGCGGATTGCTTGGCATGGACAGGACTCGTGATTATTTACGACAATTTATCAGCGACACTGCCCCATATTTCTTGTGCAACTTTATTATTTCCAATGGCAAATTTTCCTTGAAACCTGCTGTTCCCGTCTCGCCTGGTGGGTCAATCGATAACAACGCGATTCAGATTGAACAATTGTTTACAGGCGGAAATATAATAGAAGATACATTCAAATTAGAATATCTTGGAGCGGAAGAAAGGCGTGCCTTTAGGGCTGTTGTGCGTTATAGGCAGGAACGCAAGAACAAGTTGCCTGAAGAACAGGTCGTCATTGTTAAAGACGCTGGCGCAATCAGTAGTTCTAAGCCGCCTGGCATGGATGTTTTGCCAGAAGAGCAGTTTGATCTGACCCAGTTTTGCACTTCTGAGGATCATGCAATAAAAGTTGCCAAGTATTTCTTGGCTCTCCGCGGCTTTGTGACTCATACAATTAGCTTTTCCACGACAGCTGATGGCCTTAATGTTCAGGCTGGCTCGTACATTAAAGTTATTACTGAGTCAAGCCCTTACAGCGCTGCAAATAATGGGTCAGTCAGCTCGTCTGGTGTTGTCACAAGCGTTTCCAATATGCCAGACGGTTCTTATGATATTACTTATTTCAAAGGAGACAACGTAGATATCAAGACCGGCACCATGCAGGTAAGCAATGGTATTGTTTCTGAATCTACTTATCAGGACATTGTATTCAGCGTGCAAAGTGTAAGCGTTTCTGAGAACATATACATTGTCGAACAACTTACTTTTTCGCAGGATGGCATTGTTGATATTGTTGCTTCAGAGCATCCATGCAATGCTGAAGGGCAAAGTAAAATTGCTGCTGCTGTCAGCGACTCAAGTGGGTTTAACATTGAATCATGACTACTCCTGCTTTTCCGGCACTGGTTCCAACTAGCCGATCTTTTGAGGCTGGTGATTTTCCAATTAAGACCTACAAAGCTCAAAACGGCGCTGAGCATCGCATTCTTTACGGAAGCAACCGCACGGGAATGAAGCTGTCTTTGTCCTATGCCAACATTTCAGACAGCAATGCTGAGCTTTTTCTTAATCACTACGATGCCATGAAAGGCACGTTCACCACGTTTGCTATTACGGCAGCAAGTTCCCTTGCTGGATGGGCAGGCGATACAACCACCAATGTGCTTTCAGCCAGTGCGGCGTCTAACACGTATCGATATGAAGGCCCTCCACAGGTCGTACAGGTGCGTCCTGGGATAAGCACTGTTACAGTGAATCTGATTGGTGTCCTCTGATGTCGAAGGTCTACAGCGGCAGAGATGGCGCCATGCTGGTGGGTGAGACGACCCTTGCAAAGGTTGTCAGCTTTTCAGTGCAGTCAAATTTAGAAACACTGGAAACTACAGCGCTGAACGAAAACCTCAGAAGTTATATTCCAGGCGTTTCAGGGTACAGCGGCAGCGCAACTTTGCTGTATTACAAAGATGCGGACGACAATATCAATACGACTGATCTGCTGAACAAGCTCTACAAAACTGGTGCGGATGGCGTTAGCAGTAGTGACACTGTTGAGCTAACATTTCGATGGATTGACGGCACAAGCAACAATGACATCACATTGACTGCGTATATTACCAGCGCCAGTATTGGCGCAGCGACTGGTGACATTGTTCGCGCTGAAATAAGTTTTCAGGGCACTGGAGAACTAAATACTGTCACAGTCGGAACATGAGCATTTACCTTGGAACGCATGGCAAGGTTGAGCTACGTCGAGAGTTTGACGGGACTGATCTTCGTTCGGTTGTAAACCCAA